CATTGTTTCCAATTATGGACAACATGCATCTTGATTCGTTTTTCTTTTTTGTTCCAAATCGTCTGATTTGGGAGAATTGGCAGAAGTTTATGGGTGAAAGATACCCAGACCCTGACAGTTCGATAGATTACACAGTTCCGGAGACCACGTCTCCGGCTGGTGGTTATGCAGTTAATTCATTACAGGATTATATGGGACTGCCCACGGCAGGCCAGATTACAGCGCCAAACACAGTAACGCATTGTGCTTTTTGGACGCGTGCCTACAATTTGATTTGGAATGAATGGTTTAGAGATCAGAATTTACAGGATTCTGCTGTTGTGGATGTTGATGATGGTCCTGACAGTCCGGCAGATTATGTGTTACGTCGTCGCGGTAAGCGACATGATTATTTTACTAGTTCTTTGCCATGGCCACAGAAGGGTGATGCTGTAAGTTTGCCTTTAGGCACGTCAGCGCCAGTTTTGTCAAATGGTGATTTTTCGTTTAAGAAAAATAGTGAGATTTTTCCGGTTCAATCTAACAATACGCTTGGTTATCTTAAGGGTTCTACGACAACTAATCAAAACGTCAATTTGCAATATAACGCTGGTTTGATTGCTGATTTAAGTGATGCGACGGCTGCTACTATTAATCAGCTGAGACAGAGTTTTCAGATACAAAAACTATTGGAAAGGGACGCCCGTGGCGGTACTCGTTACACTGAAATTATCCGTTCGCATTTTGGAGTTGTCAGTCCTGACGCTCGTTTGCAGCGTCCTGAATATCTTGGTGGTGGTAGCACTCCCGTATCTATTAATCCCGTTGCCCAAACTAGCGCCACAGGGCTTGCTGAGGATACTAGTCCGCAAGGTAATTTGGCCGCTTTTGGCACGGCTCTCGCGTACAATCACGGATTTACGTACAATGCTACTGAGCACGGGGTGCTTGTAGGTTTAGTGTCGGTTCGTGCTGATCTGACATATCAGCAGGGCCTTCCACGCATGTGGTCAAGGTCTACACGTTATGATTTTTATTTTCCTGCGTTTGCAACACTTGGTGAGCAGGCAGTGCTTAATAAAGAGATTTATTGCACTGGTACAGCTACTGATGACGAAGTGTTTGGCTATCAGGAGCGCTGGGCGGAGTATCGTTATAAGCCCAGCCAGATTACTGGTTATTTTCGTTCAACGGCAGCGGGTACTTTGGATGCTTGGCATTTGGCCCAAGAATTTGGGACCCTGCCGGCATTGAACGATGAGTTTATTGAGGATACGCCACCAGTTGAACGTATTGTTGCCATTGGCGATTCTGCCAATGGTAAACAGTTCTTGTTTGATGGTTTCTTTAATGTAAGACAGGCACGGCCGATGCCGTTGTACTCAGTGCCTGGTCTGATTGATCATTTCTAATGGGACTTTTATCTACTATTGGAGACGTCGCCAAGACAATTGGCGGCGTTTTTAGTCCGATTGCCCCCATTGTTGGGGGAGCGTTAAGCTATATCGGGGGTAAAGAGCAGAATGTTGCGTCAGCTCAGGCTGCTCAAAAGCAGATGGATTTTCAACGCGAAGCGTCTGATACTTCGTATAGACGTCAAGTCGAAGATTTAAAGTCTGCTGGTATTAACCCTATGTTAGTTGCGAAGTTGGGCGGTGCTTCTACACCAGGTGGGGCGATGCCCCAGTTTGTCAATCCTGGTGCTATGGCCGCCCAGGCTTATTCGTCAGCGCAGTCGTCTGGGGCAGCTGCTCAGCAAGCGCAGACCTCCGAGAACCTGAGCGAGCCCCAGATGGCCAATGTTAAGGCCATGACAAGTAAGATTATCGAAGAGATTAAGAATGTGCCTTTAGAGGGCGAAAGGCTGCGTGAAGCAGCTTATATGTTGTGGAATCAAGCTAAGTTGTTGGGTTCACAGAACTGGAATCAGAAAGAGATTGAACAGCAGATTATTGCTACTGTTCAGAAGATTAAGCGTGAAACGCAATTGTTGGATTTTAGTATTGAAGCTATTCGGAATTTTGATAATTTGGGTAAGAACGTAGAACAGGTTAAGCCCATTCTTGATTTGATTAAGCCATTTATTACGAGGTAAAAATGCGTGTTAAGAATCCGATTACCTATGATCGTGACAAGAATAGTGCTAATGCCACTTTTTGTTTTAGTAAGCCTAGTCTTACTAAGCAGTCATTTCGAGATGAGTGCGATATTAATAATATTTTGCGTAAGTTTAATGTTACTGGCCAGCTACCTGCTGGTAGCGTTCAGCCTCAATATGGTGATTTTAGCGGGGTTACTGATTATCAGTCTGCCCTTAATGCGGTAATGGCAGCTCAAGACTCCTTCCTTGCGCTACCGGCCAAGATAAGGAGTCGTTTTGGTAATGACCCCGCTCTTTTCGTTGAATTTGCCTCTGATGAGGCTAATAAGGATGAGATGAAGGCATTGGGCCTTTTTCGTCATGAGACCGTGGATACGGTCGTTTCGTCACCTAGCGAGCCCGAAGTGGGCGAGCCTGCACAGTGATCTACTTGATGTAACTGTGCTAGGTGACACCAAAAGGAGATAATTATGATGCGTCGTAGACCGATTAATAAATATAAAGCCGCTAAGAAGTTTCGTAGGGGTTCTATGCGGACGAAGTCCGCTAATATGCGTAGTAACCCTATGCGTGGCGGATGGCGACTATAACGTGCCCTGTTTCCACCCGTTATCGGCGTGGAAAACGGCAGCAGGGGACGTTGTTTTCTATGAGAGCGCCAGGCACGACATCGTGCGCAGCCTCACGCTGCCATGCGGTCAGTGCGTAGGTTGTCGGCTTGAGCGTTCTCGCCAGTGGGCGATAAGGTGTTTGCATGAGGCAAGTAGGTATACAAACAATTGTTTTATTACGTTGACGTATAGCGATGAGTATTTGCCGGCTGACCAGAGTTTGCATTATGATCATTTTCAGAAGTTCATGAAGCGCCTGCGTAAGGCGCACAGAGGCATTGACCCCGTAGAGGGTCAATATCCGATCAGGTTTTATATGGCAGGAGAATATGGCGAAAATTTTGGGAGACCTCACTTCCATGCCTGCGTTTTCAACTTCGATTTTTCGGATAAGAAGCTTTGGAAGCGGACGGATGTTGGCAGTCGAATTTTTAGATCCGAACAGCTTGAAAAGTTGTGGCCTTTTGGTTATTCCTCCCTCGGAGAGGTCAACTTTCAATCGGCTGCGTACGTTGCCCGTTACATAATGAAGAAGATTAACGGTAAGCAACAAGCCGAACATTATGAGTGGGTTGACCCAGATACTGGGGAGGTTTCTCAGCGTAGACCTGAGTTTAATAAGATGAGTTTGAAGCCAGGCATTGGATATGACTGGTATAAAGAGTTTAAAGATGACGTTTATCCACATGATTTTGTTGTGGTTAACGGACGTAAGGTTCGGCCACCTCGCTTTTACGATAAAAAGTTTAAGGCCGAAGACCCGATCAGTTTTGAATGGATCGAGTATGAGCGAGAAAAGAGAGCTCGAGACAAGTATGAGGATAATACTGTTGAGAGATTGGCAGCAAAGGAAAAAGTGGCGAAGGCCAGGCTTTCCTTGCTTAAACGTAGTTTGACGTGAGGAAATTATATGAAGATGTTAGTATGTACTATCAGAGATAGGGCGGCAGAGTGCTATGGTCGCCCGTTTTTTTTACCTGCTACTGGAGTTGCTATTCGTAGTTTTCAGGATGAAGTTAATCGTAATGCGCCTGATAATCAGATGTATGCGCATCCCGACGATTTTGATCTTTACGAATTGGGTATTTTTGATGATTTTGATGGTAAATTTGCTTTACATGAGGCTCCGAAGCTGTTAGCGTTAGGGAAACAGGTAAAGAGTCGTAGTTAATACAAGGGGGGTGATCTGCAAAGATCGCCCCGCAATTAGGAGATAACGATGATGCATCGTAATAAGTCTGTAAATGTCCATCAGTTCGCTATGATTCCGCGAGCTGACATTCCTCGTTCTAAGTTTGATTCTCAAAAGTCTTACAAGACTACTTTTGATGCAGGATATTTGATTCCCGTTTATGTGGATGAAGTTCTTCCTGGAGATACGATTAATTTACAGATGACGGCGTTTGCTCGATTAGCTACGCCATTGTTTCCAATTATGGACAACATGCATCTTGATTCGTTTTTCTTTTTTGTTCCAAATCGTCTGATTTGGGAGAATTGGCAGAAGTTTATGGGTGAAAGATACCCAGACCCTGACAGTTCGA